TCTTTTCTCAAGTTCTTTTACATTATTTAATGCAATATCTATACCTTCAAGTTTTCCTATAAGTCTATTATAATCTTCCATGCTTTTTACACCGCCACCAGATATATACTCTGATACCTCATCCCTATATTCATTTAGACGACGCTCTAAAGCGTCAAATACACTAACTTCCACCCTTATCTAGCTCCTTCGCTACGTCTAATCCTATTTTTGTTCCTTCGCGTTTATCTTTACGCTGCTCTTTATCTAGCTCTGTAGCTATTTTAGCTCCAATCTTAGCGCCTTCTACCTTTTGGGTGGTTTTTAATTTAGCCGCTTCTAATTCTAGCTTGGCGAGATCCATCTGCCTCTTATGCTGTGAATCAGCCTCTTTAATAGCCAGTTCACGTTGTTGTATTTGTGTAAGCGGATCTTGCTGCTGTTGTTGCGCTTGCTCTTGTGCGGCTTCTGCTTTGTCTTTCTGTAGCACTTTCTCAGCGGCATCCTTGGCTAGACGAGACAACTGCACTTCTACGTCTTCTGGAAGTGCCTCCTCCTCGTTCGGCATCTCTACACCAAGTTGTTTCTCTATCTCACGTCTGTACTGGAAGGCTACGTGTTCTGTTATATGTGCAGCCATAGCTTGCTGTATAGCTGACGCAAACGGAGATTGTCCTATAATCTGCATGATCTTAGGATCTTGAGCCGCCGCCATATGTACAGCGATGTGTGCTTCGTGATCCTGATACTTGAATGCCTTAATTGGCTCCTGTTTCATTATCATCATGTTTTCTGTAACAGGATCGGCAGGTTTCATATCGTCAGGTAGTTTGACGATCTCATCCGCATTCTGTACGCCTAGAACTTCTAACATTTGGCGATGCAGCTTGCCCATATCGTAAATCTGGGGGGATTGTTGGGCAAGCTGGATCGCCGCCTGATACTGCATCACACGTTGAGACATGGTTGCAGCGTTGGGGTCACTTACAGGTATAACATCCACACGATTATCAAAATCACTCTTACGATCAAAGCTACCTTCAATCTCGTAAGAATATTCTGGTGGCATGTAATCATGTATAATCTTGGCTAGTATTCTTAGCTCATGCTTGAGAGACGCGTGAAGCCTCGCCTGTACACCAGAAAGAACTTTCATGGATCTTTCCATCAAAGCAAGTGTTGTGCCTACAGGAGCGTTAGGATTCATGTCTCCGACCTGCATGTCGGCTACAGAACCTATCCTACGTCCTTCGTCTACAATGTTTCCGAGTAGAGAATAGAGTACGCTCGATGGCTCTTTATAAGGGATAAACGTAATTGAATCGCGTATAGCGCCACCCGGTACGTCCACGTCCCTAAATTCACCCGGCATAAGCGGTGTATCATCACCCTTAATACGTAAGCCGCGAGCTTTAAGACCCGCAGGTAGATTAGATAGCGTACCCGCGTCAATAAGCTGACGAAGTATCGAGGTCGCTGACTTAGCCAATCCACCCATGAGGTGAATAAGCCCTGTGCCGTAGAAGCCAAGCCCCGGTAAGTATCTATAATGTACGAAATGCATACGTTTTCTTTTCTTCTCATCTTCTTCGTACCAATTCCTTCTTATTGCTAGTATTGTGGATGAGGACTTGTCTACAGTGACTACGTAAGGACGTGCAATCCCGTCAGGGTCTTCGAACTCTCCCGACAGATTTAGATCAATATGCATCTCCAGAATTGTATGGCGATCATCATCTTCTATAACTGCCTCTTCACCATCTAACTCATCATACTTCTCTTGTATGTCGGAGTAGTCTGGAGTGGGTTCTGGTAGCTCACCCTCTTTGTAGAACCCATTTACTTGTAGCTGTAAGACTTCATTTGCTGTTTTTTTCATCACATGCGTATATCTTGGGCATGTTTTAAGGTCTGACGCTCCATAGGACGCCACAAAGTCCTCTGAGGGTACGAACATAGCGGATGGACGCTCCATCAGTGGGTCATAATACACCTTCTTAAAGGCAGAACCTGCGATAGGTAGTTTGAAGAGCATCTGCTCCATTTCATCCCTGTACTCAGACATCTCTTCAGTTAACAGATAATTCATCTCATTTTGTACGCGCTCTGCTTGCGCTGTCTTGTTAGGGTCTTGCTTCCCTAGAATCTTCGTACGTACAGGACCAGAAGCGGGGAATATCTCACCCATAGCCTGTGCCTGAAACCTTACTACAGCCTCTGTGAGTAGCGGATGGAACACCCCTGACGCACCAGACCAAGGCTGCTGACGGTCTTCTACCTTCATCCCTAATAGGTCAAGACCCTTGACGTACGCCCTAGCCCAGTCAGAGCGAGACTCACGGTCTGCCTGAAAGTCTGATATAAGGTCAGTAGCCATGACCTTTAACTCATCGTCATCCATAAATTCAGCGAGGTTGGCATCATGACCCGGTCCTACTAGGCTCTCAGTTATGCCTCCTTCGAAGTCTATGACCATACCACCGTCTTCTGTTTCTATAGAAACAGCTTCAGGGTTAACAATCTCGATCTCAAGCGCTTCAGAGTCTTCTTGTCCCTCTATTTCAAAGGGGGTCATCTGTTTTTCGACTGCCATCTCATGTCCTCACAATGCAAAGTTGTAGTAACTATAGCAGATCATACTGCTGTTCGTCTAGTAAAGTGTGGACACCACCCAGCGGGTGGGAGGGTAGCGTCCACGTAGGGGTTGGGAAAGTACCCCATGCGCGTAATATACTACTAATAATACTCACGTCTATAATGATATTGCGGTTCATCATCCCATTCATCTGTTGGTAGGCGTATAAATCCACCCTGACGGAAGCGTAATAACGCCATAACGGTGCTATCCACAAGGTCATCATTCGACATAAACGGAAATCCTGCCACTTCTTCCACTAATTCTTCTGCCCAACGGGTGGAGGGAACCCATGCCATACCCGATGCGATGATATCAGCCACAGAATTGAGCCTTGCCATCTTATCTCCAGTACCCCTGTGGGGGGTATATTCCTGTACAGGTATGCCCATACGCCTCATTTCTTGGTAAATTGCCACTCCAGAGGACTTTTTCTCCACAATAAACGCGTCTGGCTCCCATTTGTGGTACTCATCCATCGATAATTGCTTTAATTCAGGAAATTCTAGCCGTTTTTTGATAGAATCGAGCAAAATCAGGTGGTGTGCGTTCTCTTCTTCGTTAAAAAACACACCCCAAGTGGTCAAAGCGGTGTAATCTGCGCGATTATGCTTCTCTGCTGCCGCATCTAACGACATAATTATGTATTCTACGGGCGGCGGGTCGTCATGAGGCCAAATTCCCCACCATTCTCGCTTAATTATAGACGCTTCTTCGGCTGTGGGCTGTTGTTGGTACTGCGAGTTCCACTGAAACGCGGGCATTGACGCTTTTGTACGCTCCAGAGCTGCCAAATCAAAGAACTCAGGCCATAAAGGTTTGACTGTACCGTCATCAGAATCCAAAAGCGCGGGAAATTCTACAATTTCGTACTGATCAGACAGCTCATTCTTCACCATGTCGTTAGTTACACGCCCCGTGAGGTCATCCATGTGCCAACGTGTCTGTACAATCGCCACTCTGCCTCCCGGCATTAGTCGAGTACGCGCTCCAAATGTGAACCATTCGTAGGCTTTATCAAACACTGAGAAGTTTCCGTTAATAACATCCTGCTCAGAGTGAGGATCATCAACAAGCAGAAGATCAGCGCCCCTCCCAGCAAGAGCAGATCCAATACCACACGCAAAATATTCACCTCCAAAATTTGTGTTCCACCTCCCAGCCGATTTGCTGTCTACTGCCAAAGAGACATCTGGAAAGATTTCCCTATACTCGTCTGTCGCTATCAAGTTACGTACCTTACGCCCAAAATCCACCGCAAGGTCTGTCGTGTGGGAGACCATCATAACCTTCTTGTTTGGGTTACGTCCCAAGAACCATGCGGGATAGAAGATACTCACAAGCTGCGACTTACCGTGGCGGGGTGGGATGTTAACACATACCCTGTCTTTTGACCCATCCTCCAGTGCCATGAGCTGATCCGCTAGGATGCGGTGGTGTCTACCAACCTTATAATCTGGCTGCATACGTTTACAAAATTCTATCAGATCATCTTTAGATGCCGTGTTTGACTTCCGCGTAGACAGCTCCTCGACTATCTTATCTATCTCTTTAAGCTCTTCAGGTGCGAACTGATCCAGATTGTCCAGCATATGTTGTATCTCTTCTGGAGAGAAGTCTATATCTGTTGCGATCTCGGCTAAGTTATTCGTCATCTCTCAGACCAAACTCTTTGTCTAAGTCTATGGCGTTCGTGTCTACAATCACTGCATCTTCTACAGGTTCTACGAGTCTTGCTAATTTAGATCGTAACTTATCTTTTAGATCGTCTGTAGACTGGTGTGTGACTGTCACCTCGGTGCGTTCTGCGAATAAACCCACATCTGCAATCTTGCCTAACAACTCCAAAGCACGGAGTCTGACCTTTGCATCCTCGTTCTCTGTCTCTTCCACAAGCTTGTTTGTCACTAAATAACGTACTTGGGCGGCACTCTGAACTACAGAATGACCAAAATCTTTTAGAATCTTGTCTGTAAGTAACAGTGTGGCGGGGGTGAGGGTGGAGGTACGGGTGGGGGTGGCCTTCTTGGAGGTCTTAACTGGATCAGCGGCGTAAGCCATTGCCAACTTTGCAGAGACATCTTTGTCTTCGCCAGTCACAGACACGTCTAGCCCATGCTCAGACAGAAGTTCTATAGTTTTAGAGGCGGCTGATGTGCGTTCT